TTTCTGTATTACTTTCATATGTGGTTGCATCACCAAATTCCGCCAAAATTGTTCCAACCATAAATGGAACCCCATAAGCATCTACATAATAATTAGAATTTAGAATTGTACCAGATTCTGAAAATCCTGCAGTATAACTATTACTGGGTGAGGTAAATTGAGGAGTACCATTCAAATCCAAAGTTAGTGGAGAAGGATCATCAAATTCACCCTCAGTTAATGGACTCAAGTTAACAATAAAATTTCCAGAATATCCACTACTGAAAGATATCACTCGAGCTTTTGTTATTGCTCCTGAACTTGATACTTCAACGACTTTAAGTTTTGCTCCTGTTATTGCACCAGAATCTATATCGTAAATTTGCCCAATCTTAAAATTAGCACCACCATTTAAAATTTCAAATGATTTAATAGTAGATCTTACAGTAGCCTGAAATGTTGTGGAATATTTTACAATATTTCCAGCAGAAATTACTCCATAAAATCTTTGAACAAAGATTTCATAAATTCCAGCAGATTCATCAATAACATCATATCTATCGACAAAAGTTTTATCAACCCTAACTCCAGAACTGTCATAAACAATAATTTCTTTTGCAACAATATCATCTATACTTCCTGAAGTAACTGTTATAAAAAGCGATATATCTTCCTGCCATCTACCATCTGATGCTCTGAGCATGACAGTACTAGGATAAAATATTTCTAATTCTTTTCCGTAAAGTGCTCTAAATAAAAACTTATATGCAGCATCACTTCCCTTAGCAGAATAATACTGCTTTGCTTTTCTAAGCAAATATTCTTTTGAGTTTATATTTCCATAATTTGGAAAATCAGTATCAACTATAACATTTAATTCATTACGAAAATACTGTACAAAACTATCTAAAGTATCATCTAAATCTCTATAATCTTTTAAGTTTCTACCGTTGTAGTTTTCATCAATATATTCATAGTATTTTTGTACAAACGTTACAAAACTGGGATATTCATCCCTAATAAACTCAGGAATTTGTCTCGATAGTATCGAAGAAATATTTGGTTTTATTTTTGCCATTACGATCTACTTGATGTGAAGGTATGTTGTGTTCCACCGCCAGAATTGCCAAGTGCTAATTTATCTGTAATAACAGTAACATCAATTTCATCATCTAATATCAAAGCTATTTGATTTCTAGCAGAAACCACATCATAAGAACTAGGTTTTATAAAAAAAGTTAGTTCACTGGTATTGTCAGCCAATGAAGTTATATTTAAAGTTGGAATATCTACAGTTCCAGTTTCATAATCTACAGTTCCAATATTATTGTTAACATAATCCTTAACGTTTTGAGAAACGAAATAATAAAGTCTAAGATTTCCAACACCATCATCATCAATATAATATTCGTTCACTGAATCACCAGAAATATAAAAAGGACTGGTTAGAACACTATTTTCTGGCTGCCCAGATGTGTAAATAGGATTAACCAAAATAAATTTATATTGGGAAGCAACATTAAAAACTGGATCTATAGGTTTGTGTATAGAAACTTTTGTAATATTACTGACAATCCCAGGCTCACTATTATCAATAAGTTTGCTAAGTTTTGATATTCTAAAAATACTATCAAATTTTTCTAAGTCTGTAGTGTTATAATTTTGAATTATTCCTTCTACGATAGATTTTATATCTAATGAACTTCTAGTGGTTAATCTTGGGTTATAGTATACAGAAGATTCAACTGCAATATGAATAAACTCTGGATCTACTATTTCAGGAATAATAGAAACTACATTTCTTCCTTTTAGTATTTCGTTTTTAATAGATGCTTTTCGACTTTCAGTAAGAGCATTAGCTCCAACAGGTTTAATTGAGCAAAAAACCTTACCATACACTGGAGGGTCATTATTTTCTCCACCCCAAACATTAACTGATTCTATTCCAGAAACTTCTTCTGTTAATATACTTTTATAATCTTCTATGGTAACTCCACGATTTTGTGTTGAAAAATGTCTTGGAGCATTGTAACGAATACTTTCTATTTCTTCTATGTCTGTTCCACCAGATGCAGCAGAAACTGTAGTAACAGCAACAGTTCCACCTAAAAGTGATGATCCAGTATATGTAAATAGTTTAGCAGAATTAGCAGCTGTCTTATTAGTAATTAAATAATTTAAAGTAACAATATTTCCGTTTGAGAGAGCTTTTCCAATAGTCCCGTCGCCAAAGATAACTTCATATAGTTGGTTATCTATTTCTTTTATAAAAAATACCTTACTAGTAGAATCTAAATCTAAAATGTTAAATCCCTCATAATATGTTTCATACAATCCAGTAGAAGAAGATTCTTGAACTTGAACTGTCAATGTGCTAGTATCACAACCAGCATTTGGGATAATATATCTTTGTCCAGTAGAAACAGTATACTTAAAACTTAATTGAGTTCCTTCTCTTATGTTGATATTTGAAAAAACATATTGTGATCCATCTAGATATGTTGTATTTTCTTCTAGAGTGTAAAATGTATATGCCTCGCCATCAATGGTAGTTGTAAATGTTGAAAATTTAGGCAATGTTAATGTTGCTGGAGTTGAAGAAGTAGCTGTAACAGTCAAATTAACAGTAGCAGTTGGCGCAGTGGCTGATCTTGGAGTATACCCAAGACCTTTGGCGATAGAAACCACATTATCTCTCTTAACTGCAGAATCTAAAAACATCTCATTAATAGCCATGTTTGTATACAAAGCATTGTAATGAGTATTATATGCGAGAACATCCAATAGAACAGATAATCCAGAACCTTCAAACTCATAATCTGAAAATTCAGATTGCCCCTGCATATAAGTTTTTAGATTTGTTTTTATAGCATCAAAATCTAATTCTGATACATTAATTTTTTTATTTGCCATTATCGTGTTCTCTTAAGAAGTAAGCTGACGGATATCGGTGTTTCCGTATTAACTATTTTAAAATAAATTTTTACAGTGTATGCATTATTGTCTGAATTGTCAATTACATCAACAGCTAACAAGATAACCCTTGGTTCAAAGGTGTTAATAACATCTTCTATACTTCTTTGTAAAATAGCTGCAGTCATCGGACCAGCTGGTTCAAACAAAATACTTCGCACTTGAGAACCAATTTCACTATGAAATGGTCTCTCATAATTTTGAGTTAAGATTAAATTTTTTACTGATTGTTTAATTGCTGCTTCATCATATTTATGCGCAACATCCCCTGTAACTGGGTGGGCAGTAAAATTTAAATCTATATCTGTAAAAGTTCTAGTATTGCGTGCCATTTGTTATTTATTATTATTCTATGAAAGTATTTGGAGATCCTTGACCACAAGCATCCCCACAAGTAATTGAATCACCAATTCTAACTGCTAAATTTCCTTCAATATATGTCTTCGCTGCTGAAGATGATGGAGATCTTTCCGCTCCACTGTGACAAACAATTCCACAACAATGCGTTGCATATTGTGTAGAAGAAGTTAAAACTCCACCCAATATACCATTAAAAAAAGTTTTAGTAACTGAAGTAGAAACTAAAGTTGTTGGTGGAAAACACCCATGTCCTGTTGATGTATCGCCTAATCTAATTACTGCAGGCATTTATTTTCCCTTTAGTTGTTTAACTTCTACACTCAATTGTTTTATTGCTTCAATTACTAATGGTAATAATCGTTCATATCTAACTGTCAAATATTTCTCATCTATTGGAGCAGGTGCTACAACTTCTGGCATAATTGCTTTTACCTCTTGAGCTGATACTCCAACTTCTTTGACAGGTTTATATCCTAACGCTTGAGCTGTTTCATTCGCCTCATAATAAAATCCAGAAAGAGATTCTAGTTTTTCTAAGGCATTTTCAATCAAACCAAGTTTAGTTTTCAGTTTATCATCCGAATAGTATGCTGTAATATTATTTGTTGCTCGAATTTCGCCAGCAGTCCCAGAAGCAGCAGTATTAACTCCTAAAGAATTGACCTGAGCGTTGGAGCTAGTTGTAAAACCACCGTCTGGTCCAGTTGGTCCAGTTGGTCCAGTGGGTCCAGGAGGTCCATCTGGTCCAGTAGGTCCAGGAGGTCCACCAGCAGGTCCAGTGGGTCCAGTGGGTCCAGTTGGTCCAGTGGGTCCAGTTGGTCCAGTAGGTCCAGGAGGTCCACCAGCAGGTCCAGTGGGTCCAGTTGGTCCAGTGGGTCCAGTGGGTCCAGGAGGTCCAGTAAAACTGGCTACATCGCTTTGTAAAGTAGCAACATCAGATTCTAAATTTTCAATAGCAGAATCTAGATCATCAAAATTTGTATCCAAATCAGCTAAACTGGCTGATCCTGTTTTGCTTTTAAATTTATTTTTTATCTTCTTAGCCATACATTATTCCCAATATACTTCTTGTCCACTGGCGTTTACCCAAGTTACAGTTTGCCCACTGTTATTTAGCCATTGTAAACCAAGAATTACACCTTCAGTTTCAGAAACTATTGGAGGATCTGGGTTTATTATAGGTTCTGGTGCCCCAATTTGTAGCCCCAAATATTGTAATAAACTATTTTTACCAGCAGTCCAATCATTATCAACTGTTATCGTATAAGTTTTAGTTTCAGAATTTGCCTCAGCTATGTAAGTATAAATTGTTGACGTAGTTGTATCAGGTTTATAAAATATAACCTCAGATAAATTATCAACATCTATTTCAGTAAATTTTTTAACATCAACAAAAGTATTACTTGGAGTTCTATACTGAATATTATTATCAAACACCTCAGAATATTGTCCTGTTATAGTTGCCGTTTCACCATTAGTTATTATAATAGAATCAGGATTAGTTTCTTGAATGGTTATAGTTACTTCTTGCGAATTATCCAACTCATCGACATATGTTATAGTCTCAGAAACATCTTCCAGTTCAATGTAAGTTCCTAAATTTGTATCTGATGGAGTAAAAGTTCCCATATTAAGCTAACAAATAAAATTTTCCTTTATCGCCACGCTTTGGATATCCTTTATGATTATTCATAGTAAAATGCTCTTTTCTATTAGCAGAATACTTGAAAGAAATATGAATCCAAACATCAGTAGCACCTTTATATTCTAATATTAATTGATCATATGGAATTAATTTTTGTATTTCTAAGGCAGCTTTATAATGCTTTTCTCTGCTCCAACCAGTAAAGAATATATCTGCAGCTTGACCCAAATAATGTTGCGATGTTTTAGCAGAATCCTTGACATCTCCTGGTCTTCTAAATCCACTTGTAATAATCATATTAGGATATTTTGCTTTTATTGGATCCAAAACATTTTCACATAATCCCTTCAAATTACAAGCAATTTCTTGTTTACTGAGTCCTTGTTGCTTAACAATAGGTCTGGCTCCCTGTTTATTCAAATCCCCAACAGTAAAATATTTTGACAATACTAATGATGGTGGAAAATTAGTAGAAGTAAAAATTAAATCGCAGTTTTGATCTCCTGGATCCACTGTATTTCTAGAGGGAGCGAATTCTCTACTTTCAGTTGGGGTTCCAATTTCATCAGAAGCAAGAGTTCCAGATTCTAGTTGTCTTGCAACATATACTTCTGAATTACCTTCGTCTGGGGTTTCAAATGAACTTTCAGATGCCCTATTGACAACTATCAAATCATTAAAAGTTGGTGCTATCGTAACTGCAGTTGCTGCTGGTGTAGATAATCCAGTTGATGTAGCTTCAGTAGCACCATTTCCAAAGTCACCTCTTGTATAGTCTGCAGCAAAGTTTCCAGTTGCTTTAATATTTGTATCTACACCAGAACTAATGAATAAATTATTACCAGCTTTTATATTGAAATTTTCAGTAGACTCCAGTTTTACAGTTTTTGCTTTTAGATTAAATGTTTCTTTTACAGACATGTTAGCATTACCACTAACATTTACGTTAGCATCATTATACACATTAATAGTTGCTACACCTTTAACTTCTAAATCTAAAGTATTATCAACTCTTACTTTTTGTGCTCCATCAACAGTAACATACTGCGAACCTTTTATGTGCACATATCCATTTCTT